CAAGCAGGAACATTGAGCAGATGCTTTTCGCCGTCGCGGTAGTTTGCACATCCGGGCCGTGTACTTATTTTGGGTACCTGCGCGTAGAGTCCCGCCGCCGTCAGCAGGATGAAAGTGAATAATGCGATGCGCTTCATGGGTTGGTTTTCTCCTTCGCTGTGCGCTCAAATTCACACATCACAGCGCACTCGATTGCGTTCTCGACAGACTTGTTCATAGACCATTTCTGCCTCTTTGCAAGGTTGTAGAGTTGCTGTTTTAACAGAGGCTTTACCCTCACCTTGACTTCGACCAGTTTAGGGGTTTTGCTCATGGGTCAGATTATAGCCCCACAATGGCCCCACTTGTCAACTTCTATTTCTTCACAGCCGTCGCACTACTCGCTGCCTTCATGGGTTGCCTCACAATACGTGGTAGTGGATGATGATATCGACAATTGAGGCCAAGCAAGCCAGCGCCGCTATGCCCATCATCCAGCGACGGATGCTGAGGTTGGCAGAACCGAGCGCGTCTTTTATTTGCTGGTCGCGCAGGTTGTGGAACTCCATCTCTGCTTTTGCCCGCGTCTTGCTTTCGGTAAAGAATTCGCGCGCCTCTACTTGGAACGCACGGAAGTTTGATACTCCCTCTTCTAGCTTGTCCACACGCTCCTCCAGTCTACCTGTACGCTCTGCAGGTGAAATGGCCATCCGCTGTATCCCCTCTTCTGGCCCTAGCATCTGGCCTCGTACTCTGATTGCCCTTTCAGGCTTACTGAAACTTTCCAGCGCCAAACTTCACGCCGAACGCTGAAGATGCCGTTGAAGTCGCTCCTGTGCAAATTGTCCCTGGGCAAGCGTTCCCCAGCGACTCCCAGATGTAGCTCGTCAGCGTGATGGGACCGCCATACAATCCTGTCCCTGACGCAGCAAACCCCCGCGTTCCGCTGATGGTATTACTGGTTATGGGGTTCACCATGCTGAACGTTGCCATGTCGCTCTTGATGACCGCCTCATTCGGAAAGGGCCACAATGATGTCGAAGTTATAGTGTCGTAGCCCGTATCGCCCCAAAGCGTTCCAGTGGTTCCAATCTCATAGAGGATCGTAGCGCCGATGTTCCCCCCGTCCGAGGCCGTGCCATATACCGGAGAACCTACTTCTTCTCGCGTGATGTATTTGATTTGTGGGTTGACTCCCTGCACGTCATTGGCTCCCGCTGTAGGCATAGTGCTCAGGTAATCGGTCTGCCCGAAGTTGGCCAGGTTTTCGTAGTAGTAGTTATAGTTGGAAGTCACATAATCAGCGATTGCCGACGAGTGACCTATGTTGGAAGTTATGCCCTCTAAGATGTTGTTGGTAACCGTTTGACTCTGAAACCAAGTGAACGGAATGACATTTACCACACCGACGCCGTCTGATGTATCTCCATCTACAGGCTCAACCCCTCCATTACCATTGATGTTCGCAACGGTCATGTGCGTTATGCTGGTCGTAGGCAGTGTAATGCCATCTGTATAAGTGAATGTGCCGCCTGTGGTGTAAGGGCCACCTGGAGAGACAGTGGAGTAATTAACTGTGAATGTTGAAGAGGAGAGGTTACCTGTCAGCACAGAATAAAAGCCGCCGTTCAGAACCGCTGCGCTTCCCGTCAAACCAGAGAACGCGCCGATATTCCCGGTATAGGTGGCGATTGGCACACTGACTGTGATAGTCGCGTAAGACGTTCCAAGCGTGACGCTCGTTACTGTGGCGGTCGGTTCCAGTGCCGGACCCATATTCATCCCACCTAAGTCATTTACGGCCGCGTCATTGATGAAGGTGTGAGTACCGGATTGCTTTGGGTCGTACCATGTGTTCGCGCCTTGAACGTTATCGCATATACTTCCCTCAAAGATGATGGAGTTATCTATTCCTGGATCATTGTGTTCACTCCAGAAACAGCCATACATGTTGCCCGTCTCTCCGCTGACCATGCCGGAGTCAACTCCGACATCATTTTGAAAAATGTCATCCTGGCCATCGTAGTTTACAAAATCGCCACACTGAGACATAGGGGTGAGTGGGCTGTCTGACATTGCTGCGAAATCATGTCGCGCCACGTCACGGCGGAAAATAACGTGGTCGGACTGGTAGGCCATGAATTTGTATCGTCCACATCCCCAGGCGTGAGAGTCCTCCACTAGTGTGTAGCTGCTACCCGGACCTATGGTATACACGTCGTTATTCCACGCCCCATTGTTAGTAAGTCCGCATGGAGCATTGAACCCTGCCGTCTGCTGGAGCTTGACGTGGTTGGCGGAATTGACTAGCCAGACATAAGACATATTGCCTGTGGTGTCAGTGGGAAACCCCGCTGCTTCAATGCCAATAAACTTAATATAGTTATAGAAAATTCCTATCGTTTCTTCCGGCACTGGAGTCGTGTGGCTTGCATCTATCGTCACACCAAAGGGTGTTGCTGCCTCGATGGTGGTGTAGCACCCGGAGCTTCCAACATTACCGGTTAGATTAGAGAGGGTGTGAATATGGTCATAATAGTAACCGTTCTCCACAATCAATGTGTCGCAGCCCGACATCGCCGCTAGCGCGTGCGCGAACGTAGCAAAGGCTGCACCTGAAGATGTGCCGGGATTAGTGTCGCTGCCGGTGGTTGAGATATACCAGGTGGATGCCCATGCAGGAGCCACTGATGCCGCCAGAATAATGATCGCCGCTAGAATCCTCTTCATGTTTGCTCCCTGCTACATCCCGCGCTGAAGAACCTCACTGCAACTTCAATGCTACTGTCCCGCTGTTGAAAATGCTGAAATTCACACTCTGATTGATCGATCCCGGATATGTACCTGTGGACGAAACTACTTCATACTCCGCCCAGATAAGGGCGGCAGAATACACAGACGATTCCCCAATAACTGTGAAGCCAGAACCGACCGAAACTAAACCGGTTCCCGCCTCTCCAGCATAGCCAATTATCACATCGTTCGCGTTTGAAGGAGTGACTGAGCCAGTTGAGGAAGCGCCGGCGTAGTTGGACAGGGGCGCAGTCACACCCACGGAGGTATCTACAGGCGAAGACGTGACGAGGCCCGACACTTCTACCGCCATGACCGAAGATTCGGTGTAGTTATTAGAGGGAATAATTGAAACAGATGTCACACCTCCTGATACGTTAGAAATAATACATAATCCCGTGAACGCGGCGGCGCTGCCATTGCCTGGCGTAGGAACACAAGTCGCGGCGGGAGAGTAGGAAGTGGGGAGTGCCGCGCTAAAGTTAAAAGAATAAAAAATGAGAACAGAATTTCCTGCCACGGTTGAGGGGATGGTGCAGGTAATGGGATTAACAAAATTAGATGCCGTGCCGCACAATGTTGGCGAGTGGACAAGCGCAAAACTGTGACCGCCGCCGCTGATGGTGTACGCTGCGCTGCCCACAGCTGAGTTCATATAACCTGTTCCGCCCGCCACGGCGTAGAGCGTTTCAGTCGATGCCACAGATACAGTACCGGTGTAGAGCGTGCCGGTCGTGCATCCGGTCGTGCCGTTGGTAGCTGGTGAGCCTGTCGTGTTGTAGCAGATTACACCACCTGTGGAGGCTGAGATGGTCACTGTCTGCGTGCCGCTGTAACTTCCAGCCACTGGGGAGAACGTGGGCGTGGAAGCCTGTGGAATAGACATATACGACGAGTAGATGAAGATTCCCTGCGCTTGTGCTGTGATACAAGCCGCCGTGAACAGTGCCGCAATCAGCATCTTTTTAATGATTTGTGAATACGCCATATCCCGCTCCAATCGCCATGTAAGTTGTCGAGGCTGTTCCTTCCAAGCAGATGAAATCTCCAGTTTGTCTGCCATGATGCTCCTTAGTGGCAAGGGATCGGTCTTCCCCTTGAGTAATCCATAAACAAGCTGCTGACGTTCCACGAGGTCGTTATTCCGCTTGCGTTCGTATCCCCTCCGCGACCCAAGCCAGCATAGCCAGAAACTGTAGGAGTGGCTGAGCTACCATAGGCGAGTTTCTTTTGCGTCGAGACGAGATTGCAGCTCGCGTCATAGATACGCAGGGTGTCGAACGTACTAGGAAGACGAGATAAAGGCAATACACCCGCTGTTCCCGTAGCCGATCCAGAGTTGGCCGATCCCGCATAAGCAACCGTGAAAGTGGTGGAATTTTGAGATGTTACCAAATAGGGGCCACCGGCATTCAGGTAGGTTGGTCCTACTGAGAAACTGAACAGCACTGGGGTTCCTGCAATGAAATAGTTGGTGCCAGAAACCGTGAGAGTTGTCGCCGAAGTGGTCTCGCTGTACGATGTCACGATTTGTACTGTAGGGGTATATACAGCTCCGCTGGTCCCTCCCGTCCATGTTCTGTAGAAGTTGGGAGAGCCGCTTAGATTGAGTATTTTAATAGCGAAGCTACCCGCTACACCTATCCCGTAAGGGAGGTTAAACGCGGAGCCATTGCCGACGAGCGTTGCGGTGGCACCTGTCCCGGTCTGCGTAAGAGTCTCACTTGTGGTGGATAGGGTCCCACTAGTAACCGCTCCTGGTATCCGATAGCTTGGCGTGAATATTGCTCCGCTCGTGTTGCCAGACCATGAACCTGTAGCATCCGCGGTGCCCGATACCGCTATGAACTCCATCCCTTGAGCCGAAGGGCTACCGCCGATAGCAGTGGGGAGTGCTCCGGTTATCGTCGCGGTGGCCCCTGATGTAGTCTGAGTGACCGTTTCACCGGCCTGAAATGTTCCGCTAGAGACCGCTCCTTCAAGCAACAGATCGGCTCCCGCCGCAAAACCTAAGTATTTAGCTTGAATCTGCAACGAACGATAATACCAGGTGGAGGGGCTAAAGGAGTAATAACTTCCTGATACTGGATACCCATTTGGGTTGTTTTCAGTCTCCAGATACATATGACCGCCGTGAGTCATAAAAGAGGTGAAATCCCCATTGTTGTACATAGGGTCCATCGAGACATAAGAAATGCTATCGCTAGTGGGAAGCGTGGTCATCACCCACTCTCCTGTTGAAAGCACAGGTGAAGCTGTGACCCATTGGTATTTACAATAGGGGCTTGTTCCTCCTGAGAGAAGAAAGTTATATCCGAGGGTGGATTCTGCTCCACTATACATAGAGCTTAAAGCATCCACCGGGGAGTAAAGGTTAGTGTGCGCACCTGTGGCATATGTCATCCAGGTGGCCGTACCAGTGCAGTTCGTTGAACTCCATGCTCCATTGCCGCCGATGACCTGGCTGGGAAGATTCGTAGACGTGAGAACTCCGGCGCTTGGACCCGCAGAAAAATTCACGTAGACATCTGGTCCAGCACCTGGACTAGGTTGTGATACATTAACTTTCACACTTCCAATGCTGTACGCCGCCCCATAGGTGTTATTCGAATAGAACGAGCCGAACTGCTGAAACGACCACGGATAATTGCTACCTGTGAACGTAAGTGGCGTTGCGCCGTTCAGACTGATAGACGATGTGCCTCCAGGCACGCATGTGAGCACTACAATGTTATCCGCACCGTAGGTTATGTTGGCTGTTTGCGTCGATGCTGTGCTACCTTCTCCGAGGAGGTATATATTTCCTCCGTATCCTTGCAACTTTATCCAGCACGAGTGATATGCCCCTCCAGAACAAGAGTTGGATAAGGAATTACATAGCCCATAAATACTAACTCCGTTACTCGTTGCCAGATTGCTTGATGCCACATTCAGTGAGAGTGTAACACTCGTGGTTGCGGAAGCTGGAACTGTCGGCGTTGAAAAATTAGACACCGTAACCAGATCTCCAGACGCGGTTCCGGTATTGATACTTAGAGACGATGGGCCTTGTGGATATTGCTTGCTGCCGGGGCTGGGACCAATACTGACTGAATTATCAGTTCCAACATTTGCGGTTATGACCCACGGATAATTACAACCAACGGCAGCGTAAAGGCCAATATTCCACGGCGACCCGTAACCACAGTTCTGGGTTCCTGAATCGCCAAAGCCTTCATAGAAGAAATCGTTGGTGAACGAACCACCCGGTCCCTGAGCATACGCACAGGCAACTAACAGGAGCAAGCATAATGCTATCAGAATTCTTCTCATCTCATCTCCTATGTCGCGCTCGGCATCAGTGTAAGTGCGCAGGTTGTTCCATCGAAATCGATGTAGAGCGTATCGTGCTCATTAGTCAAACCGCCTGTGGAGAACACCCCTGACCCATTGCCGGTAACAATGATATTTGTGCAAGAGCCGCTGGCGCTTCCCGTCCAGGTGATCGTTCCTGCCGTCGCCGCGCCGTGAATGAACATCTTGTACGTTCCACCCGCTACAAGCCCGGTGAAGGCCAGTGAGGTCGCGGTAGATGCGGTTGGCGATACCGTGCCAAACACCCACGCGCCAGATGCAGCCGCAAAGGTTGTAGTGCCAGCGGCGTTGTAGGTTATCGCACCGAGGCTGGTTGGCGATGCCCCGGCTGTAATTGTGCATGTCGAACCGAGAGTGCAGGTTTGCCCGTTAACAGTGGTTGACGCATTTGATGCTGCCGCGCCCAGACTGCTCAGTGTAGGCACCGCGCCGCCGTCTGTGATCGACGTTCCACTCGTGTTGCCCATCACAGCCATGTGGCCCACCGTCGCGCCGCTGCCGGGGCCGGTGACTGGGTTGGTGAGTGCGAGCTGAAAATAGCTACTGTTCTGATACGCCGCTGAACCTACCGCGCCGCTACCGAGCAGGACACTCCCACTCCCATACGTGCCGAGTGACGTGTCCCAAGCTGAGCCGGTAGAAACTACAATGCCAGCGCCGGGATAGACCATATTCGCAATCCAACTGCGCAGGCCAGCCGTTGTAGAGGAGAGTACATAGCCGGTTGTGCCCGGATTCCCCAGAACTGGCTCATAAGTGCTAGCTGCCGTGGCGCTGAGCAGGTACGGAGACAATGCGCTTGAAGAGATGTACCCGTTGGGATTCGTAGCATTGTATGGCGTGAATCCTAGCAATGGTTGATATGTACTGGCCGCTGTCGCCGTAGTTAGGTAGGTATTCGTATCCAGCGAGAACGTACCTGCTGCTGTCATCTTGACGAACGGGATGCCAGATACCCACGTTGGATAATTCAGAGCGCCCCAGGTGCCTATTTGGCTGGTCAGCGCCAACGTCCCCGTCGCTGCTGGCTGCGTCATAGTGTAGGCACCCACCGTGTATGTGGTTGGGAAGGCAGAGCAAAGAGGCGATGCCGACACCCAGGCCGTTCCGTTAGAAACCACGACGTGAGCAATAGTTCCGCCGCCTGTCGTGGCGTCGCACTGTGTTAGGCCGTCACTCACCTGAGCCTGATACCCGCTCCAACTGCTAGCCGCTGGAAGCTGATATGTCCCTGCGGCAATGGTGTAGGCGAAAGTCTCAAGCAGTGTTTTACTAATCGCTGACCCAATCTGGAAAGGCACCGTCTCGGCAATCAATGTTCCGTTGTACGTCATGGGAACGCCACCGAACGCGCCGCTATTATTGTATTGGAATTGAGTGCTGCTGCCGCCAGGGGTACCGCCTCCTGAGTAGATCGGGATGTTCAGTGTTCCGCTGCTATAGGTGGCCGCGCCGCTTGAGCCCGTGGTAGTTAATGTGAGGCTTCCGCCAGCGCATATCCCATTCGCAGCCGTGCAGACACGTGAGAGGCCGGTATTGTTTTCATTCACCTCCGCGTATCCATTCGTCGAGTCGGAAGCGTATATCGCACTTCCCGCCGCGCCCGAGACTGCGGTTCCAGCGGGAATGGTGATCCCATGCGCAGATCCGGAGACGGTGAGTGATGCGACTGTAAGATTCCCCGCGCCATCGCTTGAGGCGACTGTATCGACCGTACTATCGGCAGTGCCATTTCCAAGCATCAACTTGAGAGCCGTAAGGTTTCCCGTGTGCGTTACTGTGCCTGTTCCGCCACCGCCAATCTGATACCACGTGTAACCGCTGAGTCCTGTCGAGCAAATATACTCGGACCATGGAGTTGTGCTGGTGTTTATCCCGTACACATTCAGGTTCACTACGCTGCTGCAAGTGGCGGTTGGTGCTCCGGCGCTATAAATCAGAGCCGTGACTGTTGAAATGGGAACGTAACAGGATTGTTGAACGTTGCTGGTTCCAGCGCCAGACTGCTGCCACACGCAGTTCTGATAACCGCTGGGGGCCGCAGGGAGAGCACCAAAGTTCACGTTACTCTGCGCAAGCGCCGCCCACGGTGCCAGAACAAAAAGGATTGCGAGTTTCCTTAACATAGACTCTCCTACGGAACCGGTACCGTGACCGATTGTGATACGTACCCATACTGACTCAGATTGTTCAGCACGTTCAGCGTGTAGGTTGTCGTGATCGCTGGAGTCACCGTTATGCTTCCGCTGGCCCCACGAATCACGCCTACTTGGGGGTTAGCCGAGCCGGTGTAAGGGCATCCCGTGTCGCATTGAGTCAAGTAGGCGTAAGTGCCATTGGTATAAGTCCAAGCCAGCGTCACGCTCCCGTTTGCCGCCGTGTGCGTAGGCGTTGCAGTGAAGCTACTGATAACCGGTATGGCTCCCTTTGGAAGGTTGCTTCCAGCATCGCTCACGGTCCAGACCAGCGTGAGCACGTTACTTGTGACATTCACCGTCGCTGTGGTCGCAGTCCATGCGCCGGGAAGGGTGTAGACGCTGCCAACTGGGAACGCAAAGTTTACGGTGCAGTTGTCCGTCGTAGTTGGATAATCAGCGTGCGTGATCGCCGCTGTTTCCTGCGACCAGCCGCGTCCAGTCATCGCAGCGGTGTAGGTGTTGCCGTTCAGGAATGTCGCCGATGTGCATCCGCTGATGGTCATGCGGTAGCCGGGGTTGAGCACGGTGTACGCAGGCGGCATCGTAATGATGTCAAAATCACCTGCCGTAACTTTGTGCAAACTGCCTAGATCGTTGTCGTTCCACCCTTGGTCTACGGTTCCTGTTATAAATAGGTTTGAACCATTGTCGGCAATGATAAGGCCGTAAGTCTGGAGCGCACGAAGAATAACCTGATTCTGTATCGAGAATCCGGTCATATTGAAACAGTTGGTCGTCAGAGTCGAAGAACAGGACGGCTTCAGTCGAAGTCTCATCCCAAGCGGAATAGGCGAGTTGTAGCCTGAGGTGTGGTCAATTCCAGCCCAGTGTGTTGCCGGATAAACATACGCATCATGAGAGATTTTCACTGTCGCACGGATGGCGTGATTGACGGTTCCATTGGCTACTTCGACGTGTTGCAGCAGGCCAGGGAGAACAGGAAGTCCAGCCGCATCCACTGAACTCCATCCCACAGGACGCTGGTTATAGTTTGTCAAATCCCACACGGTTTCACCGCCCGTAGACCATGCACCGTGGCAGCGTACAGCCTGATAGTAGTCGTATTCCCAGCAAGTGTTCTTGTCGAGAATGATGGCGTGAGCGTCCTCGTAAGGTTGGCCCGGTGTGTTTCCCGTGGGATCGTAGCAGTCAGGAATCAAACCCTCAATGGGGAGATAGGACGGGATTGGAGCCGCCACATTGTCTGCATCTGTGCTGAGTGGTTGGAACATACCATACGTGTCTTGCGCATAGGTCAAAGGAATGTTAGTCGAGTCGTCAATGGTGAAGGGAATTCCTTGCGCCGTGCCGAAGTTAGGGCCGAGCGCCGGAGCAGTGTCTGTCGTGGTCGCTGTGCCAGAGGTCGCAGTCGGCCCATAAGAAGACGGAGCTCCAGAAGGAACTGTGGTCGTAATTCCATTTGTCGTGGACCCGTTTGGGTCCGCTGGACCATTGCCGAGCACGGAAGTTACAGTTACTGTCGCACCGTCGAGCCAAGACAATCCGGTTCCGGCAAATATCACGGTACGTCCCACTGTTGGGCTAAAGTTTCCTGCGGTTCCGAGTACGGTCATTACACCAGATGTAATCTGGACATTAGAGACGGTCAACGTACCTGGATGGTAGTATCCGCCTGGCGTCGTATTGACTATGTATGCGAGAATTGTCGCGCTGTTCGGGTCAATCGTGGCTGAACTTACATCCGTGTGCCAGTAATTCGATGAACCGAACATCACTATGCCCGGTGTGATGGCTGTACTCACGGTTGACGCGCCGGGTGTCAGGCCGTTGCAGATTCCATAGCCAGAGTTGTAGGGGGTTGCATTCCCTCCGCCTGTCGTCCATCCCCAGATGTTGCGCGGCACAACAGTATCGTCATGCCCCCATTGAACGATAGAAGCACCCGTTAGCGGCATGGGACCCGGCGCACCAGAAGTCGGGGTATTGACCAAGTTCGCGTTTCCGGGGACACTCTGTCCGCAAGCCGCTCCGATTAGCAGCAGGACCAGCGTCGAAAGGAAAATCAGTCTCATCTTAGTACCCATTTACAGTCACCCCCGTAAGACCGCTTGCCACCAGAGTCCCGTTTACGTAGAGGTTAATTCCGCCAGCAGCAGACCAGCATGGATTTGGTGTTCCTCCAGTGGTATATACCACCGTCTGGCCAGTTACGGGAGTGAATCCAGTACAAAATGGAACACCGTCTATTCCGCCAGACCCATACTGCGGAATGTTGAGCACATTAGCTGCATATGTCGCTGGGCCGCTAGTGCCATTAGTAGTGACGGCAAAAATGGGAGCATAAAGCGCTGCAGCAGTCGCACTTTGTAAGTATGACGCCAATACTGACGCTGTAACATACCCAGCCGGATTAGTAGAGTTGTACGGGGTGTATCCTAGCAATGGTTGATATGTACTGGCCGCGCTTGCAGTGGTCAGATAGTTTGCAATCGTGGCGTAAGCCCCTGTTCCCAGTGAAGAGGTCAGCGGATAATTGGCTATGGTAGCGTATGCTCCCGTGCCCAGCCCGGAGGTAAGTGCATATGGAGAGAGCGAACTGCTGGTGATGTACCCTGTCGGATTAGTAGAGTTGTACGGGGTGTATCCAAGTAGTGGTTGATATGTAGCCGCTGCTGTGATTGAAGTAACGTAAGCGCTTAAATTCAGATAACTTGCTGGTATTTGATTGGCAGCATTATAAGACGTCCCCCACCCAACACCGCCATTAACCTGCGGAATACCAGTACCAGTTGGATATGGAATGCCGCCTCCACCGCCTCCACCGCCTTGTAGCCATCCAGCACCACTGCAAGTGTACGTTACGTTGCCGACTGTGTCGACGTACGGCATGCCGTAACTGTAAAAGCTGAGCGGTGTAGCAGCGCCGCCTACTGTAGCTTGCTGGCTTAGTAGCACGGTTTGCATCGGTGCGTCAACGCCCTTCACTGTAGTGCCAGCTGGAATCCCAGTACCAAATACAGCTTGATTTACTACTACCCCAGTCATGTTTGAAAGCGTGACTGCCGTTGAACCAACAGTCACCTCACCAGTAATGAGTGTTGGACAGTACATAGTAGGAGCGCCGATTCCTGCTACCTTTGCCCAGTTAATCTGGTAAGCTGGGTCGGTCTGAGTCTGGGTTTGAAATCTTGTCGTAAATTGTGCAGATGCATTAACGACGCCGCTAAGTACAAGCACGCCTACTACCAGTATTCTATTCACACCAACTCCTGACATCAGCACTGACAATTTTATTTTGCTTACCCAGTAATTGTGAATTTGGTGTATCTTGTTTATAGTGGTATCTGCCATAGCGTATCTCCAAGGTTGCTTTCAGCATCTGAGGTGTTGGAAACAGCGCACTCTTGTGGCGCTTGCTGCGAGTGAAGAATATTGTGCAGATCCAAATCGCCAAGTTTGTATACGTGCCATGCTGCCATGCCGTTGAAGTCGCTCCTGTGCAAATTGTCCCTGCCGCCCTCAATTTACTTGCCAAGAAACGCTGCTCACATCCGTAAGCGCAATGGTAGCCGTCACGGTCAGGGAGTTGATAACAAAGCTGCTTCCCGCGCTGATCGTTCCAACGCTCAAATTTCCTATGGACACGCTAGAGTTGGTAGCATAGCGAGTTAGAGAATAATGGCAACTGCTGCTGACAGCGCAGGCCGCTGTCGAGCTCACCGTGACCGTGCCAGAGACGAGGGTCGCGGTGCCGCTGGTGGTCCCCATGCCACTGCCGCCGATCAGCGTGTTGCCCATATAAAGAGCAGTTGTTGAAGAATTGCCTAGTGTCACCGTGTTGCTGCCGTGTCCAATTGCGGCATAGCCTATCACCGTTTCGTTCGTATCGCCAGAGGCAAGCGGATAGGCTTGAAAGCCCTCATACACTGAGTTGCTGCTGGTTTGATTGGCGGTTACGCCATCCTCGATGTACATTCCCGCCCGACTCCCATTCGCGGTGTTGTCGGAGCCGGTGGTGTTGTAGTAGAGCGCCCCATACCCATTCGCAATGTTGTAACTGCCGGTGGTGTTGTAGTAGAGCGCCTGACTCCCATTCGCGGTGTTGCTGTTGCCGGTGGTGTTGGCGGAGAGCGCCTCAAACCCATTCGCGGTGTTGAAGGAGCCGGTGCCAGTCAGGTTTCCCGCTCCACCGGAGTAGTAGTTGTTGAGCGATGTCTGCGACTGCAGAGCGGGAACCCCATTTAACAAAACACCGTTCGGTCCTATAGTCGTTGGTGTCGAAGTGCCAGCCGCGACGGTGCCTGAGAACGATGCGCTGGTGCCGTTGAGTGCGCCGGTAAACGTGCAGCCGGTTAGAGGGCACCCGCCGCCGCTGCTTCCAGCATTTGCCAGCACAAAAGCGTCCGTCGCCAGCTTCGTGCTGTTGTCTCCCGCCGTCTGCGTTGTCGCCATGGTGCCGTTAGGAAGTGTGGGCATACCACTGAGGTTTGCCGCTGTCCCAGTGGTGCTGGCGTTTGGCCCTATCAGTGTGTTGCCCATATACACGGCAGTTACCGAATTGTTGCCCAAGGTTACAGTGTTGGAGCCTTTGCCGACGGCATTGTAGCCGATCATGGTCTCGTTGGTATCGGTAGATCCATAGGTCACCGTATTAAAACCTAGACCGGTATTTGCTTCACCCGAGCTAGTTGATGAGAGTGCCTCGTATCCTACAGCTGTGTTATAACTGGCTCCGCCGTTAGCATTCGTGAGGGCGGTGGTCCCTACCGCCGTATTGCCCGTGTTAACAGCGGAAGGCATGCTGCCACCAATGTTTGCATTGCCTATGCCAAACCAGCTTATAGGCGTGCCGTTGAACATTGCGGCATTGATATTATTGGACGAGTCGCGTTCAACGATGGTTGATGCCGTCGCCGCCGTTGCATAGGGGATGCTGTTGGCAACTGTCGTGGGCGTTAACGCTACAGGCAGCTGACCTGCCGTCATACCGGAAAGACCATTATTTGCGTATTGCGGGATATTGAGCACACCACTAATCAGCGTAGAAGCACCACTTGTACCGGTCGTAGTAAGGCTGATCCCAACCAGCGCAGTACACCCAGTGGCATTTCCATTTGATAATATTCCAACAGGAGCATACCCAGTTGAGCAAAGCGACGGCGTATTGAGCAACGCGGCCGCACTGGTAGCCGCTATCGACCCAGCACCAGTTGTGCCAAGTGTAGAACCAGTACCGACGATCATCGCCGCCGCAGTATTGGTGCCGCCAGTAACAGAAGAGAATGGTGCCGTGCCATTAGCTACGCACGTATTACTGGCGGGGCTGTACACGTAACCAATTATGCCGCACCCCGTCAACCCTGCAAACAACCCAGGCAAGTTAGTCACCGTCAAATTTGGTAGTGGAAGGTTGCCACTCAGAAATAAGTCAAGCCTGTTCAAATCATACTGGATTGTTACCTGCCAGTTAGTTTGTTGGTAATACGGAACTTGCAGACCGATATTAGGTGTCAGTGTGACTTGCGCAACAAGTGGCAGTGAAGTGACCATCATCATTAACGCCGATGTTATACCAATTTTCTTCATCTTAGCTCCCCCACTCCACCCAACTTGCCAATGTTGCTGAAGTTGAATCACCAGGTCCTATTCCGCCGGTATAAACACCGTAGTAGTATCCGACTGGCACCTTGAAATGCACTTCGCAGTAGCCAGATCCATTTGTGGTACTGTCCGTAGCTACGATGCTAGACGGATATGAACTACCAACACGCCCCTGTATAGTGACAGTACTGCCAGTACCATTCCCAATATTAAGCAACCCAGATACTACTACATCCATGGCTATGGTGCCAGTGTTTTGATACGTTACACCGAAACCCCTAGTACCAGTTACTACGTGCATATTAGGGCTGATGATTAGGCTCAGTATCGACAAATCCGCGTTAGTCACCAAATTACTCATGGCGGCAACGAGGTTGGCTAAATTGGAGTCATTGTTAGAATACCCTTTGTTAGCCAGCATCGTCGCAAGAGCCGTGATGTACGTAGACAATTGGTAGAATAGTTTATTGGCGGTCGCTGATGGAAACTGACCGCTTACCGCACCGCCAGTCCGCTCTGAATCTGCGGCGTATGTAGCATCGCTCTCTTGATTAGCCTGCGTGGGGTTCCACTGCAACGCATTAGTCGTTCCTGGCATTTACAACCTCCTAGTTACTCCACAAGCCGGAGTCGAACCCGGCCACGTATGCATCCTGGTGATCAAAACCGAATACTGGCAGGTTACTCACATTGTAGAAGTACTCTACGCCCTGCGGACGAGGAATGATCAATCCATAGTTCATATTGAGCCCGCTAGGCTGTGGCGTACCTGGTACCCACCCAGTTTGAAATCCACACAGCATATCCAGCATTAATGAACTAGTAAGCCCTGGGCAAGTGATGTTTGCCGCCATGCTCTGCTCATCGGCCAACACTAAGGTGCCGGTAAAGCCCATAGCATTCCAGATGATGGGGACAGTGCCGATCTTACCGTTCCACGTGTTCCAGCTCACTCGCGCCTGCAGATACTGGCGAAAGATGTTATCAGGAAGTATTGGACTGAGACTGTTACTAGGCTGAAATGGTAGCTGGCGTGACGTACCAAGAATAATTCCAAGAGTATCCAGCTGAACTCCGACAGCATAATCTAAATCAAATGCTACGTCTATCTGCACCTGGCACTGACTGACATCGTCAAACTTCTTCAATAGCACACGAAGTAAAGCCTGGAGTTTTGGCGATTGCGTACGGTACTCGTGCGTTAGAAGGTCGATGTAGTAGCCTATGGGCAGTGTTTCTAACGGGGCGTTACCAAACTCACCACTGCCGTATCCGCCTACTCCGAAGCCTGGGTTGCTCATACACTAGTCACCACTACATTGGCTGTAACGCCAGATGCAGCTTGGTAGAATAGCATGGCAATGTCAGTCGTACCACTGGGAGATGCTGACAGCCCAGAAGCTACGCTACGAATGCTGAAGGTTGGAATGTCTGGGTTAGATCTGGCGTTCAAAGCAGCTCCATACAGCTCTGAGTACACTACTGACTCACCAATGCCTAGTGAATTGAGGTAACTCACAATCGCTGCTTGAATGGCTGCCAATGTGGCACTGGTGAAACTGCTCAGGCCGTGCACTGTCATAGTGACGTAGATCGGTACAGCAGCAGGCGTGACGTAGCCGATGTTGGTAATCTGCCCGTTCATGTTAGGATCAGCCACTGGCGTGGTGACCAGCGTAGCACCTGATGCCGCCGCCAGTGTGTTGCACCCAATACCGCGATTATTGTAGATGACGGTAGCTATCTGCAACGGCGTAGCTGTGCTGGCCTGAACTACACAAGTAAGCGAGTGCGGCCCATTGCCATAACTATCCGTGGTTCCAGTGGGGTTCTCCAATACGTTGACGCGGGTCACCCCGTTCAAAGCCAATAGATCAGCCTCAGTACCGGCCAACAATGTGAGCGATGGCTCGGCCACGCTGATGGCGTAGCGCGCTCGCAACTGTGAGTCAGCTTCAACGTTGGACCCAGGAGAGGACGCAGCGACGTTAGTCACTGATGTCCATGCGCCGCTTGCCGGATAATTGATAATGATAACCTGCCCAGCTTCAGCCACAATAGGACCTGGCGTAGTGCATGTGGCAGTGAGATTGACGCTACCACCAATAGGGAATGTGAATGATGTGGGCAACGTCCAGAAGTAGCCATTGACGTCTTCAGCTACTCCGTTCAATACAGTCGCACCCGGTGTACCAACACAAGTGAGCACCACAGCGCTGAATGTACCTGGTAGTCGTGCTATTCCGATCAATTTGCAAAGACGATCCAAGCCAGCGCCAACGGCTGTCAACGGCGAGCTTTGATTGTATGCCAGCTGTAACCCAGTGCAGCAGTCAGCCTGCTTCAAACTGAGTATGCTCAATAACTGGTAGATGGCTGAGCTAGGATCGATGAATTGATTAGACCCGTAGATATTCAAGAAGGCGCTAAGATTATCCTGCAAAATGCTTGGGTAAGTCGGGATGGTGAGCCCAGCCGGTCCCACGCTTGGTGCCACATACGCTGGTATGCTCATCAGCCTAACCTCCTAAGGATGCTAACGTGCCTAACTGAGTCGCCACGGTCGCCTGCCCGAAGGCTGTTGTGACCACAGCTGAAATGCTAAGTTGTAGTGTTACGTCAGAGAACTCTACGTTCAGGCTTGTGATTGCCGTGACATAAGGAGTGCCTAAGATAACTTGCTGAACGGCGAGTTGCATGGCTGCCAGTCCCTTGGCACTGGCCGACTTACCCAGCATAACTTGAAGCATCGGTAGTCCGATGTTCAAATTCGCCCACCACTCGCCTTGAAACAAATTCAACCGTGTACGCAAAGCCTGCTCCACGGCATAAGCATTACTGAGCGATGCTCCAGGATCGAAGCTGGGATCATACAAATTATCAAGCGCCAGGTACTGCACACTAGTAGTTGACACTATACACACCCCAAAACAGCAGCACGCGCTGCAATAGCCGACTCAAGAGCCGCCAACTTAGCTGTTAGTAATGCTACCTGCGAAATAGCGGTGGCATTAGTAGTGATCATTGGTGCAATCATTTTAGTGATCCACGTTATCACCGATGTAAGATCAGTAGGCGCTACCAGCAGGGCAGCTAATATCGCTATCTGGCTATTGATAGCAGCAATCTCAGCAGTTAGTGATGCTATCATCTCAACCTGAAGTACCCCCAGTGCAGCGCACGACGGTGCGTTTTCAATCGCCACTATTTTGGAGGCGAATACTGCTGCGTTAACTAATGCTGTTCCTTGTGGCTGCATGAACCCTCAGAAAATGTTGGTTATAATTCCATCTTGGACCGTAACGACTTGCCCCGTAGGAGTAGTGAATGACCCTGTGGCACCGGTGCCGGCAACAAAGTCACCACTCGTGGATACTGTAGGTGCTGTAATAGCGACACCTGATGTTGATATGTCAATGGTCACTGTACCATCGTCAGACCGCAACTGCGCACTGGTAGTAGAGTAATTACTGATTGCTCGTGGTTTACTCCATGGCCCGGGAATGCAAAAGGCGTCGCTCACATCATGTCGGCGCTTCTCAAACTGGTTCTGCACGCCACCACGCACCCACCATAAGTCACGTGCCATATCACCAAATACTAGCAGGCACTCATCGCCGCTCTTCAAAGGCAGCGTCAGAGAGTATCCACCGCCGCGCGGAAGTACCACAGGTACATCTTGCAACGGCTTAATAGCGGTATCGCGCCACGCCGTAACTCCTGTAGTGGTGTTAATCACAGTGCGTACATTTTCACGAAGCGCTATCTGCACTACCGCCAACTGCCTGATAGGGTCAAAAGATTGAATAATGCCGGGAATGGCGACTCGCAAGTCAGCGTTTGCTTGCCTGATGATTTCTTTCCACTGCGCAGTTTCTGCGGCATTAGCTTGCTGTGGCGATAAAAGAGGTATCATGCACCACCTCCAGCATTAGAGTCTCCTCCAAAAATGCCCAATGGTAAATCTGTGGTGTACTGCAGACTATAACCGACAACCTCTGTCTCCCACAAATTCTCGCGAGTATCACCACGATGCGTCACTTGTGCCACTACGTACAATCCATCTTGATCAAGAGGAAGCGTGGCACCTTGTGGCAGTGACAGAGTCAGTTGTCGAATAATAGTATTGTCAATCTTGCATAAAATTGGAGGAAATTGTGGAGTCAACTTTGAGTTCAATAGCACACGCCAGTTGACGCCTACAGCCGTCTGCTGCGGGCTGCCTAAAATGGTGTAAGATACTCCAGGATCTGGCGCGGTAGTAGACCCTGCAGGAATGGGAGAAGAGAATATAAAGTCTGGTGCTATGGACGTAGGATTCAGAGATCCAATGTTTACATTGTTACCAGACGCCATCCATCGACTAAGATTATTGTCTTTCGTTATTTGATCGAAATACTTATCCGGGGTACCAAAAAATGTCTTAGCCATTGGGTACTGCTTTGCAGATAGTGCTGCTGGCATTGGCGATTGCAGTGTTACTTGTTGCCCGGTCATCTTCTGCGTTTCGGCGATCATCTGCAACACAGTCTGCGCTTGTGTAGCGTAAGCCCCCTGCGTGAAGTTGATCATACCAGCCGTAAGCACGCCTATACCTACTATACAGTGAAAAGTTACCTTGTAATCAGTCACATTCTCACGATCAATGGTAGTTTGAAACACTGGGCCGCGCCAAATAAGTCCAGGCAAATCACCAGTAGCCAGGCCATATTGGAACCCAGCATAAAGTTCTATCCACTGAGTATTAGTAACAGCCTGTGTCAATTCCTGGTCATTCAAGTTATAGACTGAAATCTCGGCGTGCCACCAACCCTCAGAAATGGCACTTTGGTGTATCTCAAATTCTAGTCTCACTGCACCAGGTTCGCCGGAATCACGTGTAAGTATTGTTCCAACGCCGCCTAACTCAGGTTGTGCGGTATAAGCATATAGTACGTAAGAAATAAGCCAGTTAGGTGTTACTGATGCAGAACTCATTACGCTGTATCTCCCCAAAGCAGTATGAATACTGTGCCAAGATCGTTACGCCCAGCATAATCAGAACCAGAACTGCCGAGGTTGAGAATGTATGCACTGCCGATCTTCAAATAGCCGTACTGAGCCAATAAATTTGCTGCCGGGTACCAGCCTGTGATCATTGGTATGGAGTCTAGAAGCATACTGCTCTGAGAGTCATAGATGGTCATTACCCAGTAGCCAGCCATTTCAGACCAACGAATCGCCAACTGCAATGAGATAGCGTTTCCATCTATCTGCAACTGAACTGTCTTAGTCTGCAGAGGCAGCGGAGAGAGCGTGACTGTTTGGTACATGCTAGCTTCCTCCGCTTGTCGCTGGCAAGTTACTGGTTGGCACACTAGACGCATGCCCGGTACCGATGGCCGTAGAACTGTCATCTGCGCCATAACTGCCAATGTTGCTGCCTGTGCATATATAGTCACTTGAACTACTTGATGCAAGGTAACACGAAGGAACACCATACTGTGTGGAAGTGGTAGTGTCTACCGCCTGCCCAGTAGTTACGCCTTGTGGCGTATACTGTGTGTCCTGATCACGTGCGCTCGTTGTCGAGGTTCCGCCAGTACCAGCGGTAGAACTATCATTAGCGACGAAAATTTCTTCAAAGGTAATTCTCGCGCGCAGCGAAGAAACAGTCTTGCTCGTTTCCTCAGCCGTGATCGAAGTAATGACCATGTTGTTGTAAGTGAATAGGCGTGTGGCTAGCGTAAGTGGCTGCCGCGAATTCTTTAACGTGCTGAGGACTTGAAACGCTGAAGCACTCTTAGTAGCAGCACCCTCCCAAACACCGGCTGTAAACGCATCCATAGCGTCAGACATTCCAATCTCAAGTACTACCTGAGCCGGTTGTATGTAGGAATGATACGCAATGCTCGCGCCAGTTTGTACTGGGTACTTAGTAACTACCACTTCTTGTCGATGTGAGGCCACTAACACAGCGTCAAACACATACGCTATAGTGCCGGTATCGCCAGAAGAATTTACCGCCGTTCCAGAAGTCTGAATGGAGTATACGGCAGGTTGGCCGCCCCACTGCGGTGGCCGCCAAGTGGTGGTCGAGCTGGTAGACCCCATTCTAATAACCTCCCTGGAACTCCGCTAGATTAGTCTGCACACGTCGCGCTGCGGCGGTACGCAGACCATTGTGCACACGTGCTTCAATCTCAGCCCCACTAGCGCCAGGCTGCGTAATGTTGATGGTAGTGCCGGATATGGACACTCCACTAGAGCCACTTTTATATTGCGCGTCCCACCGATTCATACCAGCCGTGTAATTCCGCTGTGTATCTCCATAATAACCACCGTGTTTCAATACAGCGGCAAATTGCCACGGAGCCTGAGAATTTTCTATGCCAGAATAACGACCGCCTTGCCGCATCAAATATGAGTAATAAGAACTAAATTCGTCCAGTGAGTTGAACGACATGTACTGGTCCGTACCCGGCACCTTGATACCAGCCAAGTTATTGGCAGCAGCAATATGCTTGAACCCATCTGTCTCATGTGCCCACTGCGACCAGAGAAGATCTGGCGCAATACCAGTCTGAGCTGACACCTGCTGAGCTAAAGCAGCTGCTGATTGTGGAGTGATACCGCCTGCAATCTCTTCATTAGGACCTTTCACAGTACCGCCGTGCAAAGCTCTGTAAATGTCTAAGCCAAGCCCACCGACAGCTCCACCTAACGCACCAGGTAACACACCTTCTGGGCCGGCTAACCCGCCAACCTTAGCGCCAAGCCACGCACCAGTTAAAGTCCCCATTGGCAAGTGCTTGTCAATCCAAATAAAATCCTTAATCATGTTATCAAGAATGTCTGTCACGTGTTCCAGAGCTTTGGCGAATTTCTCCCACTTAGGTGTAGCAGAGTCTAATCCAGAACTATCACCTACTACACCGTTGATGAGATCAGAGAAGTCCTCAGCTAGATCGCCAATCAGAGCGCCAACGTCTTTCATCAGTTCCCAGACTCGCTTCAAGATCGGCACGAGATACTGATTTATTTTGTCACGAATCTCTGGCAGATGTGCGATGAACCAGTCAGCGAACTGCTTCAGCTTGGTCATCACGCCGCTAAAGTCAGTGCCAAACGCTTTGAAGAGACCGTTCACCACAGCCATTCCAAGATACTTGAAAGCTACCTCCAACCTGGTAAGTTGGAAGTGCATGTCGCGCATCTTGGCCATGTTCTCTTCATAGCTTTCACCATTGAGCGAAGCCTGCATGCGCTCTTGGTCTTTCCACAATGTTTCAAAACGATGACGAAGCTCAGGATCGGCGCGTACCAAGCCTAGCGCCGGATCACCCAGCGCATCCAAAGCTATCTTGTACTTTTTGGCTGTGTCCAAGTTCATCAGCATGGACAGACCGAACAGACGATACTGCTGATCGGTCACAGCTACGTCATCGGCCAGCTTCACCGCTGCAGCGCCTATGGAGGCGAACGCACCTACCACCTCCACTTGAACCTTTACTACAGCAGTCATCAAGCTGAGAAAACTGCCCTCAGTGGCCGCAGCCAAACTACCCATGCTACGGAGCGAGCCGAAGAACTTACTAACTCCTGCATCGTCAGTACTGACGCCTAACTTTACAAGGTATTCTTCAAGTATTGCCACGCGTCAGACCTCCTTCTGCTTGCGCTCACGCCACTCTGCAGCGCGCCGTTCGTTCTCTTCAAGAACGTCAAGATACTCATGCGCATCTAGTAAGTCTTGTATGTCATAAGTACCATCGGTCAGTTCATGCTGGCGCCATAGTTCAGCAGCTACCGGTCGCCACAAGAAACCGTCTAAGCTGAAGTAACCGGCTGGGTCGAAGCCGACGGCTTCCCGGCTAGGGCGGCACTCAAGCCGGTCGAGTCGAAAAAATCTGATAAGTTGAAGAGTAAACTCTGAATGGTGAGATTCATAACCAGCGGCAGATCATCACCAACCTCAGTAATGGCGAATACACCAGAGTCGGTGACGATCGGCATAGGGACTTCTGGTGACCCGGCAGGCGTCTCCAATCTAGCGACAACTGCTAGACAGTGATTCTGGATGAAACTAAACTCCTCAAAGTTCAATCCGCGCAAAAAGGCGGCGAACATTGACGCCATGATGGTGGAGTTTTGTTCGCCCTCCTTAGATGCTACTATTCCACCGGCACTAGCCGCCAGTACGCGCGCCAATACAAAGCTACCAACGTTAGCCGATAACTTGCGAATGAGATACTTCTGACCGTCAACTTCTACGGTCTTAGTTTTTGATTTCAGAACAACTGTCATTTGTGGCGCCCTCCTTGCAGGGCCGGTTTACTACGTACTGGAAATGTTGCACGCCATA